ACGAATCAAGTTAGCTGTAAACTCACCACGATTGTATTGTACTAAGTTACCATTGTTACGCATTCTGTGATATACACCAGCAGAAGTACGCTTTAATTCTTGCTTAGAACCATTAGTCTTCACAGTTCCAGGACGAGCCCAGATCATACGCTTAACTTTTAATTCTAACATAGACTTACGCATCCAGAACTCAATAAATGGTTCCCACTTAACATCGTTACGAGTTAAAGGTAATTGGTTACGTCTTTGAGGAGCATATACTAAGATGTCTAAAGGTTTGCCAGAAGCATCTCTCATCATCTTGTCATCAGCCCACTCAGTAATTTTGTGCTCATAACCATATGCAGAACCTAAAGATTCAAACATTGTGATTTGCTCACCCAAACGAGGAAGACCTAATAAGTCTTGATCGAATTCACCAATAGCAGCATCAACTAACTCTAATTCAACACCCACTTGCAAGAAGATAGGGCTTACGAAATCAACAGTTGGGTTGTCACTTACTAAGGTAACAGTGTATAAGTATCCAACATTCCAAGGAACTGGATCTTTTACTACGTAGAAACGTGGACCATATTGACGTGTACCAACAGATACAATTGCGTTCTTAGAAAACTCATTAGTGTCAACGATGATTTGAAACTCTTGTCCATCAATACCAGGCTTGTTTAATTCCTGAGTTGTAGTTGGAACGTCAATGATTTTTGGGAACTTGTAAGGTACTTGTACCTGCCATTTCCAAGCATCACTATTATTGTCGATATAGTAAGGTGTGCTCTTGTTAATCATGTCCAAGAAGTCATTACTATAAAGAGAACTCTGAGTGTACAAGCTGATGATTTTTTTATCATAATCAGCAGGCTCAGTTGAGTGAAAGCTCTCTAGATGGTTCGAGTCAGTCAATTTACCTACTGCACGCTTGTCCATAGAAGCTACTCTAGCATAGGTAAAACCAGTTAAACCTGGGATTGTTTGAATTGCCATTTTTATCCTTTTTTAATTTTTGTTATATAAATTGTTTATTGAAACCAAGAATTGGGTTTAGTTGATGGTTTAGATTTCACTGAACTCTTCTGGGCTTGTCTGGCAACTTCACCAAATAATTCATTAGACTTTTTGGTGATACCTGTCTTTTGAATAGTAGATAATGTAGGATCTTTCTCCATTATCTTCATGATCAACGCAAGCTTTACTTTGGTTGCATGATTCTCAGGACGTTTCAGCTCCAGAATTGTACGATCAAAATCAGTGAGAGTCTCACCTGAATTTGTTTTGTACTTGTCTGTTACTAGGAAATCTTGTAGTTCACCAGCTAATTTAGGGTTAATTGGTATGCCATCAAATTCTTTAGCTTTGATCTTCTCTTGTAAAACGTTGTTTACGTTTTGATGATATTGTTGCTTGATGGCTTGTTGCTGTTGTAATTGGACCTCTTTTTGTTGCTCCATTTGTTGAAGCTTTTGGCCTTCTTTCTTTATTAGGACCTTATGATGTTTAGCAGCAACACTTTCTAAATCACCATAGTTTTTTAATCTTTCTACTTCTGTTATAACATCTTCAGGCTCAAATCCTTGATCAGTCAAAGCTTGTTTAATAACAGCCACTTGATTGTTCTCTTGAGTTAAGTCCATTTCAGCAAAAGATTGGATTTGGTTAAATGCACCAAAGTAATCTTTAGGATGAACTCCTTTTACAAATATGGCCTCAAATGCTTTTTGATAATCTTCTCCATGTTGACCAATAAAATTATCTACAATTTCAATAGCTCCTTTTTTCTTTTCTGCTTGGAAGCGTTCTAAGAATGCTTCAGGAGTATCTATTGCAGTTTCTTCTTCTTCGTCTTCTTTAGAGAAAACACCTAGTTTGAAAAGGTCATTTGATAATGCAGTGAATTGACTCTCAGGAGCTCCTTCTTCATCATCATCATTATCTTTACTATCTTCTTGATTATCAGCAGGTTGCGTAGCTTTCTTAGCTGGTGCAGTTGCTGGTTTGTCATTATCTTCACCATCCTCATCATCATCTTCACCATATAAAAAATCTTGAATCCCTTTAACAGGTTCGTCTTTCTTATCGTCTGCAGGTTCTGCAGGATCTGGGATAGCTTGTTGTTTAGAAGTAGTTTTCTTTGTTGGAGCAGGAGCAGGTTCATCTTTGATATCCTGAATGTCATCAGGATTAGATGTAGCACTTTCAGGAGACATTAAATCATTTAATAACTCTTGGTTACCCATACCCATGTCCATAGTATCTTGAATACTAAAGTTGCCTATTTGAGGCATATCTAGATTTTCAGCCATATGTAGTTGTATTTATTTGGTTTTCAATGTAAAAGTATATCAAGTTAAATTAACAGCAAAGAGACTAGGCTCTATATAGGCTATTATTCAATATAATATAGCATTAATATTTTTTACTCTAATCTAATTTGTTAAGAAAATTGTCATTTATAAGTCTATAGCTTCTTATTGGAGCAAGATCTGTAAGCGTAACTTGTTGAACTTCAACTCCCCACTTGCGTGCTTCCACCCTAACTTTCTTTGTCAAAATATTATCAAGTTCAGAATCTGTACATTCTTCTAAGGTCATAGACATAATAATATTTTTTATAATACTTTGAGACATATCTGACAGGGCATCCTGTGCGTCATAGACTTCTAATAGGAATATCTTAACATCTGCTATCTTATATTTGACAAGTCCTTTGACTACAATGTTTTGCTTATCTTTTGTATATAAAGATTGAGCATCAAGACTAAGTGTTGTAACTACTACATGCTGATCAATTGCCTCATCAAAGAAAGGTATCTTAAAGTGTATACCTGGTAATAGCACTCGATTAAACTTTCCAAATCTAAGGAGTACAGCTTGTTCATAGTCTCTGATAATGATGAATGGTAGAATATGATTCCACCATTCAATCAATACATCAATTAGTTTATCAAACATTATTTAGGTTTTTTAGTAGATCTTCCTTTAGCATTTTCTTTAGCAACAGCTAAATCATTTGCTTGGTTTTCTCTAGCTACTTGTAATTTTTCTTTCTCTAATTGTAACTTCTCAGAAGCAAGTCTATTCTTAGTCATATTATCTTGCATCTTCATTTGATAATCTCTTGAAGCACTTTCTTTTTGTAATCCTATCTTTTCAATTTCTAGAACATCAGGAGATCCACTTTTATCCACATCAGATAATGGACCTGATTTAGATTCAGCTGCAATAAGAGCAATCTCTTTCTTATTGATTCTATCAAGCTCAGCATTGTAATTATCATTAGCTATTTTCTCTTCAGCTTGTTGTTGAGCCTGAGCTAATTGAGCTTGACCTATTTGTTGTTGTTGTTCAAGTTCTTGTTGCTTTTGTTGCATTTGAGTATTTTGCAATTGCTCTTGTCTTTCTTTAAGAGTCTTAAATACCTTCTTCATTTGTCTCATGGAGTTAGTACTATACAATTCAATTACATCATGTAAGCTACCACCATTTTGAAGAACTGCTTGAGACAATCCTCTAATTTCCTCAAATGCTTTTCTATCTTCAGGTCTGTTAGTTAAATAAACTTTTAAATCTCTAAATCTTAAGTCTGTACCATTTACAGTTACAAAAGCAGATTCACCTTCATTAGTGATATAAGATATAGTTGATTGTGGCTTCTTAGCTTCTACATATAAAGCTGCATCAATAACAGCTTGGTATAACTGACCCATGATATATTCATGAGCTACAAACAAAGGTTCTGTTTGAGAATAAGATTGTGTAATAGCTGCATTGGTACCTGTGGCTGATTCACTAGCAGACACAGATCCAAGTCTTTGCTTAGACATACCAATCAATTCCCAACATTCGTTCTTGATTTGTTGTGCTAGAGTATATCTTGCTTGGATCTCTGTAGTACGTGTAAGATCTAAGCTTGTATATTGGTTGAAGCTAGATGGACTCTTTAAGTTCTCAGGACTATCATCAACAAACACAACTCCTCTATTACGTGCTTCCATTTCCCAGATATCTAATGCATCTTGAGCATCACCATCTTTAGGAATAGGAATATGTCTAATAGACATTAACTGCACCTTACCTACTTCCTTCTCAAGTAACTTATACAATTGGTTCATACAAACATTGTATATAACTTGGAAAGGCTTCATCATATCTACTAAGCTCTTAGCCTCTGTATTCTTAACTTCAAACGTTTGACCAATGATTGGACAATAAGGTAATAACTTATAAGGTTTGATATGGTAGATATCTGGACCAATCTTAATACCTTGATACCATTGGTTAATCCATCCCCACTCTAATGATTCTTGTGTAGGAATAGTTCCAGACTTATAATTCTCATCTACTAACATAGATTGTTCATTACCCATCTCATCTGTATATATTACTTTACCTATCTTCTTTTTAGAAATCCAATAAGCTCTTACCACAACATACTTATAACCAAATGAAGATACGTTAGATGTAAGTCCTAAGAAGTCCTTAAGACCATCATTGTTCTCTTTCATTTCTGATTCAATAAGCATTCTAGTTTGTAATACTAATGGATCATATGTATCGTATTGAATAGAGTCATTGCCTGGAACAGCATTAGGATTACCTAAGTTAGATTCACGTACATTAATCAATCCATAGTCTTGTAATGAACTACGTAAGTGATCAATCTCATCTTTAGTTAAGTCAGGAACTGCTTCAATAATTTCAGATAATTCTAACACTTGTACAGTGCCAGCAGCATACGCTCCTTGTGCACGTCCTGTAGTATCAGATATCCACTTTCTATCTGGAGTAGTTAAGAACCAAGTGTTCTTTGGATTAGCTACTTCTATATTAAATCCTAGCTTAGAGTTGTCCTCATAGATATGAAAGAACTCTCTAGCAGATATCAATAAGTCTCTAAATGAATCTTCTCCTTTTTCTTTAAGATTAAATTCAATCTTTTGAGCTGAAAGAATATGATTTGCCCATTTCTCTGCTACAGATGTATAGTTATCTATTTCATCTTTCACTTGTTCCATGGTCATTTGATCTAACTCTTCAGGATCAATTTCTTGACCTTGAGCCATTGCTTGTTCTTCTATCTTTTGTTTTGCTTGATTAATTACATATTCATTTAGTATCTGAGTCTTAAATTGTAACTCTTCAGCTTGACTATCATCATCAAATGCTTTTACTAGGAAAGCATCAGGTCGCTTTGATATCTCTCCTACTAACTCATTAATAGGAGTGGTCATTATAGAATAATGTTTTACATAAGCAGGAAGTTCAAGATCTGATGTAAGCACATCTGTAAAACTTCTAACTTCTGGTTCTACAAAGAAATCTTCTCTTCTTAAAATACCTTTAACAAGATCATAGTTTTTTACAAATGTATCTCTAGCTTTGACATACTCAGCATAAGCTTTGTTTGCAAAGTAGTCCATTGAATTCTTTATCCAGCTTTCATCCATCTTTTCCTTCTCAGTTTTAAACTGATCAGGAAAGATATTCAGATAAGCATATCTTATTGTTGCGTCTTTCGTGTACCTTATAATTGCCATTATGAAAACAATTTATTTCGTTTATATTTATTTTTTGATTGTCCAAACATGTTGTTTCTAGAGTCAGTGAAGAGTATGTTTCCTCTCTTCTTCTTAAACATAGAAGCAACTCGTTCATCACCTGTTCCACCTATCTTACCCATTATTGGGTCCATCTTTAAAGCTTGTGCTATGGCTAACTCTGCAGCTATGATTCTATCAAAGTTACCTGAATCATTATATTGAATAATCTCTTCAAGCAATACAGGATCAAATATCTTACTCACACCTAACACTTCTCTAATCACTTCTCCTGCATCATTCTTTTCTACAAAGATTGGAGCTTCCATATACTTCTTTAAACAAGTGTGAAGATAGTCAATTATCTTCTGACTTGAACGATGAATACCATAATCTCTTTTAACTGTAGTGTTAGGAACAATTTCCTTAAGCCACTCAGGTTGTCTTTCTAAAAAGTGAGCATCTCCTTTAGCTTTCATATATTCAATAAAGGATATATCATCATTCTCACAAAGAGCTCTAGCGTTATAATACTTTATAAGAAGTCTAGCTTGTTCTTCCCAAGTTTCTTTCTTATCAGGTCTTGCACAATACGAAGCTACGAACATATCTTGATACTTCTCACCACTAATTTCATGCATCCTTTTATATATGTATACAGATCCAAGCGAAGTTGAATATGCAGACTTACCTTGTCTATATGGATCGACTCCTGCTACATACAATCCATAAGGTGGATTATCTATAGGGAATTCATATATAACAACAGGTGCTTCTTTTAAATCTGAGTTCTTTAGAGGGAAGTTAGATATAGGTAGTTTATCTGTAAACTCATGAGCTATCTTCTCTCCATCATTAAACAATATAACAGGAGTTCCTGTTCTTTCTTGTTGTAACAGTCTAGTCTTCTGTCTCTTAGCACTCTCAATGTCAAATATATTTGTGTCCTCGTTCAAGAAGATATCATCTACTTCTTGAGGATAATACATCTTTTCTTTTAAATAGGCTATACGATCACCAGCTTTCTTAAGTCTTTCTAGGTTTTTGTTAGTAATTTCTGTAGCCTTATCTTCATTACTTACAAGCATTTTAACATTATGTAAGTCTGAACTAGTTGGCTCGTTTAAATATTCTCCTAGTGTAGAATCCTCCTTTGCCTCCATTCTATATTTATGGGAGATAAACAAACCATGTATACGTTTGTCATCTTTAGCATTATTATATGTAAGGAAATTAAAGTTGTCTACGTCAAACATTAAACTTTTGGCATCCATGAATTTCTTCATGTCCCCACCTGTACCAGTAAGAATGGGACTACATCCCCAGCCATAGGGTGTAGTGAAACCTGGAATAGCAGCTTGTAAGCCTCTAAGAAAATTCCCTTTACCAATCTCATCTATAATTAATTTACGTGGTTTTGTACCTGCAATTGCCTCTTCATTATTACCTTCATCAAGGTTACGTATTAGAATGGAAGAGAATGGGATACGTTCACCAGACTTGGTCTTTATACCTAGAGTCACTTGGTTCTTCCAGTTATCCTCAATTCTCTGCCACCTCCAATACTCAGGAATGAAATTCAATCCTTTGTCAATCTTATCAGTAATCAGTTTTATATCTGGGGCATTTAAGCCTGCTATGATATTCTGACTGTTTTCATCAAAGGTCGCACCCCATGCAATATAGGATGCTTCAAGAACAGACTTGGCAAAACGTCTAATACCTAGAATGACTAAGCCCCTCTTTTCTTGTTGAGCTCTGTCAATTTCGTTCGTCACAAGCCATTCATTATCTCTCAATAGGGGATTGGCATATTTCTGTGCAATCCTCCCATAACTATCTATTATATCTACTTCTGTATGCCATATATTAAGGTGCCAGTAAAGGAAGGGGTTAATATATGTACCTCCCATCATAGCTCCATTTAAGCATAGCTCTCTGTGGAAGTCAAAGAATGGCTTACATTCCTGAGACTCTTTATCAGGAATACGCTTCTGATTTATAAACCAGTCTTTGTAGTCTATACTTTGTAGTTCCATTATTTTCTATTTGCTAAGAACTCAGCAGCAGCTCCTGACAACTCACCTTTACCTCTCACTTCCACCTTAGCTTCTTCCATGTTTCTTAGCTTATCTACCACCTCTATCAATGCTAGATAGTTTTTCATTGTCTCTTGGACAAATTTACCTTGAGCTTCAATAGATGCTATCACCATAGGTAATAGTCCTCCTTTTGCTGTAGGTTTCCACTCAATCCTATCTTTCAATTCATGTAGTGGGTTAGCATTTACATAAGCTTTCCATGAAACGAGTTGTGACTCAGCCCATTCAAGCTCTGTATTTACATATGTAGTTTTCTTAATAGTTGCCATCTTCTTCCTCCTCCTTAAGGATATTATCAAGGTCCATGCCCTCTTTAATTATTTTTTCAAGTTCAGAGTCATCTGTGTGTGGGACATCCATCTCAATCTCGCTCTTATATTTGCTTAGAGCAAATGCAAGTTCTTTATCTGTTATGCCCCAAATATCACCATAATCTGCAAGAGCTGTAGCTAGATGTCTTCCAATGTTATATGTTGGAAAATCACTATGTAGTTCTTGTAGTATATTAATGACTTCTGTATAGTGAGTCTTTTTACTCATTAGTTTTATATTAATTCATTTAAATCATCATCTGTTAGCTTTGAAGATGTAATCTCTAAGTCAACACCTATTTCTCCAAAGTTTTCTTTTCCATGTTCTGTCATATAGTCTTTTGTAAAAGCTATACCCATTCTATCAAACTCAACCCCAGGAACTCCCACTATATCAACATAGTCTATACCTTTATTATATAAGTCAACAAGCGTATCAATTAGCCTGTCCAGTGGAATCCTCTCTATTTTCACTTCCCTGTTTTTCATATATTGTTTGTATTAATTGATCTTCATCTTCCTTAGATTCCATTTCTGGTCCCCATTTGTCTATAGGACAGCTACAAGATAAACACTTAGTTTTGGCTGATAGGACACATCCACAATGAGTGCAATGCTTATCAAATCTACGAGGCTTCTTAGGTTTGTTCTCAGAACACCATTCGCATTGATCACAAATGGCCATACGTTCCTGGCTCACTTGTCTAATTTGTTCTTTTATTTCATCAGCTGGAAAGAGGTTGTTCTTCCACCCCTCGTATATCTGAGAGAAGTTGATCTTCATATATAGTTTTTGTTGTTAGCAAATTGATCAGAGCTTCTGTTTTCTCTAGTGTCACCTTAGATGAACGTTTCTTTTGTTCAGATGTAGTTTCATCTATTATTATCCTTTCCATTGCCTGCTTCTTAGCATTCAACTGTCCTAGTCGTTTTATAGCCTTCTTCTCATTGAAATAGAACTTACCAAAGCCAGATATCTCTAGACTATTGTTAAGATCCATTGCCTCATTGGCAGACTGAAACTGATGGTTCACCACAGCCTCAATCATCTTTTCACTCATCATCATCTTAACTGCAAGGGTCCTAACTAGGAAGTCTTTGACAGACATGCTTATAGGCTTATCCATGTATTAGACTTATTTGTAATACAATATCCTTGTCGAAGTTGAGCAGAATAAGAGGATTGACCTTTACCTTTGTCCCATCCTTTACAAACACACCCATCTTCTTTAGCTTACTAATAATGTTATTGATTGCAGGAGACGTACTGTCGTATTTCTCACAAAACTCCTTACGTATGTTAGCATAGGATATATTACCCTTCATAGCAGCAAACGCAATAAGCTGTATTTCCCTGTTTGTCAACTTAAGGTCGTTGACAGAGGACAAGATCCTATAATACTTCTCAGCCAGGACGTAACTGTCCTCCACTGATTTTTTCAGTCGTTGTACAATGGGAGATTTAGGTTTGGTTTCCATAATTAGTTGATACAAAGGTATGTATATCTTACCTATCTACAAATAACAATTTTAGTTATTATAAAACTTAATGCTATATTATGCATCAAATCTCCTAAACAGGAAAATAACACTGAATAACAACAGTCCTATCCTAAGCTCTTGTTCTAATCCTCCATCATCTAGCTTGTAGTTTCTATTAGACACCCCTAGTTCAAAACTATTGTAGTCTTTAGGGAGAAACTCTATACCTATCTCGTATTCATCAAAGTGGTAAAACCCCCATACAATCACTGCCATACTCAAAACTGTCACCATCACCAACAACACATTTACTACTACCATATATCTAAGCTTTATTTAAGAGAGGAGCATACAACCCACCCTCCACCCTCAAAGGTAGTGTGAAAATATATTACCCACCAAATTTATTTTTTCCTATTATCAAAACTTGCAGGATTTTCTAGTTTTGATACAACAGGATATTATAATATTGGTCCATTTTGTTGGGAGCAACAATATGCTATAACATATAATATGTAAGATGATTCCATCATTATATGTAAAGACATATCATAATGTGTCATAAAAGCAACATTGTTAAGCTGAGCATGTCCCTTATAAGACACATTATGTAAAGCTATAGATTGACTTTTGGCAGAATATAATCAAGCTATAACTTGCCAAATCAGGAAGTGAAACACAGCCAACCCTGGAAGTCTTTGTTACCTATATATATAAATCTGTAACAAATACCTATATAAATATGTCACAAATATTTGAAAAACTGTGACACAATGTGCATGAAGAATTTGGAAAAATTCATGCAAACGTTCCTTGTGGAACTATCCCCTGCTTAGGCCCAAAATTTTATATAGCCCCCTACCCCTTTTGTGTCCATGGGGGAGGAGGGTAACCCAGATTGCACCCCCGTGCACAAAACAGGGGGTTGACATATCCCCCCTATGGCTCACAATTAACAAACCTATAGTGGAGACACCACTACAAAACTGTAAAATTCGTTATGGTAATCAATTCAGGCAACTTCTCACCAAATGGTAACTTCAATGGTTACAACACTAAAGGCGAAAGAATCCACATCTACAAGCGTCAGATGGATGCATTGGGCATTAAGAAAGATGAAGAATTTAAGCAATTCTTCGCTATAGTTGCAAAGAAGACTTATGGTGCAAGACCAAAGCTTGACCCTACAACCAAGCAACCAATGGTTGATGCAGACAACAATCCAATCTACATTCCTTATGCAGATGGAAAGTTCACAATGACTCGTGATACTGCAACTGCAGTGTTCAAGACCAAGAAAGAGTACATTGACGCTCACGTGATAGACGCTACATTAGATGCAGAAGTTGCACAGGCTATCAAGAAAGAGTACACTGCTGTGGGCATCACAAGCGAAGCAGAGCTTGAAGAGTTGGCAGGGGCTTAATCTCACACTTAACAAGGGCTTGGAACATCATCCAAGCTCTTGTTTTCCCTTATTCGTATATAAGGGTGGGTGTTAGCAACACATCTGGGTGGGAATAATTATATAACTCACTGATTCTCAATATTTTATATGAGAATGTGAGAGATGGTGTGTACTCTTTACCCACTTATTGACACATTTTGACACATTATTAATTCACGCTATACAATACAATATATATAGCATTAAATAACATTTATATGTACAATACGATATTCTTTATGAAAGATGGATCTATTAACACTAGGGTGTTTGATAGTTATCCTACTGATAAGATGATTAAGGCTTCTGGTCTTGATTGGGATGATATTATTGACTATGAGACACATTATTAATTAATTAAATCATATTTATATGACAACAGAACAAAAGATTGTATATCTATTAGATAATGGATATGTACAAGGAGAACACAAGGATTTGGGTAAGATATTTACATCATACAATGGATATATAAGATTTACCATTGGAGATATTACACATAGATGGAATAGTCTTATGTTTTAATGTACCATTTCTATTTCCCAAGGATAGACAGATGTAGTAATACTAAGAGTTAAATGCTCTTATAGGGTTTTGTTATTAAGCATACAGGTATTATACATTTGAGTACAGAGGGATTGAATGGTAGCCAATGTTATTTAACTATTATATCATACGTACAACCTAATACAGATATAATAGAGCATTGGTGATTTAGGTTGTTATATCCAAATAGCCAATTATAAGCCAACATAAAGCTGTTGGGAACAGACAGTCTGATCAACTAGAGTTTAGTGCACAGATTGTGAGGATATAACATTTTTATTTGTTGCATATGAATACATTAGAATATATAAGCTGAGGCAACATTAGGCTATATATTCGTTTTACACACATATTAAATAAAAAACACATGAAGAAGATTCAAATTCTATTAGACAATGGGTTTATTACATTACAAGATGTATTTGACTATGTTGATTCAGGAGCTTATCTTAATTCAGGAGCACCTGAAGACGATGCTGATCAAATGGCTAGAGATGATTATAATGATAAAGATCAAATGGAATGGTCTGATGATGATTACAATCAAATGGCTGCTGAAAATGAGGCTGCAGAACAATTAGCTCATGAGCTTAATCGTACAGATTATATTGACGCTCATCCAGAGTATGTTGTTGCTTCCACCAGTTATAAACTAGCAGAAACAATGGTATTTCCTTCTAATGCAGAAGGAGAAATCACTGATCTTGATGATCTTGCCTGTTTAGCATTAAGATATGGCTCTGATAATTGGGAAGATCCTATAGCTGCTGTTATTCAATTAAACACTGATGAGTATAAATATATACATGTCAAGACGCTTAATGGTGGTAATAACATACACAATCTATTTAAAAGAATAAACACATTAGAAACAACTGTAATATAATACATATGAAAGCAATAATAATATTAGATCCTATAACATTAGAAGAAGAACTTGTACTTACTAATGATGTTCAGTATATAGATAACCATGTTAGATATGACGTAGAACACGATGACTATGCTCCTTATAGGTTTGTTCCAAAGGAGTCAGTTGTATTAGTTAAGCATGTTTCTATGTTACAGCTGACTGATGCTATTAAAGCATTATAATATATATCTCTGTTATTAGCCTTTAGCGTACCAAAGGCGATATATATTTGCTCTTATGTTCACGACATACATGTCGGAGACATATTATAACACATTATTAATCAATCATTTAACACACATTTATGAACAAATTATTTAACAGAATTGAATGGACAGGCTGGTGCTTGTTCATTGTTTTAATTATGCCTATTGTTTTATTAACAATGGCTGAACCAACATTTGATGATGAACCACAACACAATCTTCCTAATTGGATAGCATTGAGTTGGGTGGGATTAACAGTATTTAGCGTATTTCTCATTATAATAGGAAACAAATTAAACAAAACACACAAAACCAAGTAGTTATGAATTTATTTAAACACATTGCTAATTTATTAGCACTATGGACAATACCATTTATTATTGTATTGTTCTTCATGTTGGTATCAGGATTTGCATTTACATACAGTGATTGTGTTTCAAACACAGCATTTGTATTTGTATATTCAATCTATTACATTATGATGTTTATGATGTATGTAGCAGGTGATGAAAAAGACTTTGATTCTATTAAACTATTTAAAATCAATTAGTTATGAAACTATTTAATTTATTTATGGCCATTATGATGACTTTAATTACGACAACTCTTATCCTATGGATATTATATACTTTTGAAGAGAGTAATCTTGGATGGAGTATGCTTACATTTGTATCTTCTGTAGGATATACATTAGCAGCATTATTTGTTTACAATTACAAACACAACACAAAAAAGATTGGCTAGTTGGTAATATGTGTGTTAGATTTAGGACTCTGCTTCCCCTAGCAGGGTCCTTATTTACACCTCTAGCTGCAAAACAAACAATTATGTTTATATTAGCAAAACTTATATTTAAATCATATATGCCCAAGCAATTGGAAATAGGTATGTGGTTTAAAAGAGATCACAGTGATGTGGTCTATGGTAAAGTATATAACTATTTTACTATATATGAATTAAAAGAAATACCATATGACATGTATGAATATATGTCTATACATGGTGCACCTGTTGAGCCATACATTATTCAACCAATGACTAACCCTGATGATGTAGAAGAAATACTTGTACGTCCTGAGCACATAGGTTGGTGGGAAGATAACCTTGCTGAAGAGAATGAAGATGGTACATGGACAGATCACACTACATTAGAAGACTTGTCACCAAAGATTATCAATGATTGGTTATATGGTGAGAATGGTGATAATGATGGTCTCATAGCCCTTGAAGTAGATGATGAGACTAGAGAGCCATTGTTATATGAAGACACCAATAAGGTGATGATTAAACAAGCTGACTTTGTAGATGAGGATGATGAACCAGAATATGATAGTGCAGGGTTTATTGAAGATGATAGATTAGAAGATGAAGAAAACTTTGATGATATGGATGACATCACTCAATACGATACAGATCATGAAACAGAATAATAAACCCTTTAAAACCAAAGAGATGAAGAAGTTATATGAAATTTTATTTGAAGATAAAAAGCCTGAACAACAACCATTAAAGCTTGAGATAAAGCTTATGTCTACTGCTACACCTGATGAGCAATTAGATGAAAATGAATGGTATAAATTGATTTATGATTTAAATAATAAGAGATTAGGTTAGATGTGTGTGTGGTTAGTAAACAAGAAAGCCCTGCAGAAATGTGGGGCTTTTCTTAAACCCATTATTATGAGAAGAAAAATAAAGAGTGGTATAATATATAGCACTATACTTAAACCAGGCCAGAGAGCCACAGATAAAAGATATAAAGATGGAGTGGATACAGGTAGATTTAGTTCTAACAAATTACCATTACCACTTAAACCAATGAGTCCTATTTCAACAAAGATAGCAGAAATGTTAGATAGTATACCTGATTGGGTTAATGATATACCAAAGCAGGTGATTAGACAGCAAGAAGCTAGTAGACATTTTAAAAACAAAAACAAAAAATAAGCACATGAAAAACATGAAAATGTACTCTCAAGCAGAGTTATCAACAATGCAAGAAATGGCTAAGAAGCCTATTTCAACAACTAGATTAGCTAAAAGACTAGCTAAACAGTTCAACAGAACATTTGGTGGGGTGTATGCTAAACTATTAATTATGCGTAAGCAGATAAAAGTGGAGCCTGTTATCACCAACACTGTGCGTACTAAAACAGTAGTGGAAGGTAAGAAACACACTATTAGTAGTAGACCAACCAAGATAGAGATATCTGATCAAGGTATGACATTCTATTTCTAACTAATAAACTAACACATCATGTCTTACAGTCTAGTCTACAGTGCAAAACCACATTGCACACATACAATCCAGGTTTACGAACCAAACCAACAAGATTCTCCTTATGTTAGGGGACTTAAAGCGTGCTCTAAACTAATAGATGCTATATTTGCTACCAAAGCACATTACACACCATCTAAACGTTTACACATTAAAGGACGCAAATATATGTACATAAGTTCTGATACATATCAGTTACTAATCAGAGTTAAAAACTTTGACAAATGATATATTTAGTTATATTTGTGTTACTATCAATCTTTGCATGGATGTCCTATGAAATTCATAGGGCTCCATTCATGGATAGAGATGGTAACATAATTAAAAAGAAAAAACAACAACATGGCAACAAGTAAAAAAACAAAGATTGATGGGTATTTCTTTATGAGTATCTGTAATGGTGAATTAGATGTAAATTGCTCAGGTGATAAAGATGTAATAGCTGCAGCATTTGCAACGCTTCTTCTTGATAATAGAAAAGATGGAGAGCAATTAAAACAAATATTAGCTACAGCTGCTGGTATTGCTGCTCATGAATTACAATTCAATAAAGAGAAAGATAGTTCTAAAAAGAGCAATACAGTGCCTAAAAAGCCTGCAAAAGCAGTAAAAAAGGGCTAAAAAATAATATATTTCTAATTTAGTGCATTAAATTACACATTATGGCAAAAATAGATATAGTTTGTTCTAATTGTAGTATTACATTTCAAAGAGAAAAAAGTCAGTATGATAATGGAATAAGAAAAGGTTGGAGAGTATGTTGTTCTACAAAATGTGTAGGGCAAGTATCTATTCCTAACTTTGGTCCTACTGGCTTAGGTAATAGAAAACCAGCAATACCTTTTCATAGTTATGTTCATACAGCAAATTTAAGAAAAAGAGAAAAAGCAAATTTAGAAGTGAATATAGATACTGAATATTTATCTAAACTTTGGAATAAACAAAAAGGTACATGTCCATATACTAGAGTTAAATTATATGTAGCTAAACGTAAACAAAGAAACAACGATCACAGATATCTTGCTTCATTAGATAGAATTGATTCATCTAAAGGATACATTAAAGGTAATGTACAGTTTGTTTCTACATCTATTAACTATATGAAGAACAATATGACTGACCAACAGACAAAAGATTTTATCAAAGAAATTGTAAACAATTATGAATGAATATTTTAGTTATTATGAGAGCTTACACAAGCTTTCTAAATCAAAACAGAGGTATTACATTTGGGACATGATCAAATGGTGCATCAAAGCATACATTAAAACATATAAATAATGGAGACATACATATCAGAAATAGACATAATGATAGCTATTAAAAAACATAGAGATACATTATCATATGATGACAAGTTTGATTTTGAAATAGAAACTAGTAAGTTAAACCTTACTGATAAAACAAGAGACAAACTTAATGGTAAACAGTCTGCATTAGAATTTAGATTGAAGAAGTATGGTATACATAAAGATAAAAACAAAGCAGCATGAAAACAGCAATGCAACTAATGTTAGAAGATTTAGAATTAAGATATAAAGTACTATCTAATGCAGAAATGCTACAAGCGTGTGGTGCAATAGAAGGAACTATTGACTATGCTAAATCTTTAATTATAAAAGAAAAAGAGCAGATAATAGATGCTTATAATCAGGCTGATTTAGATGGTTATTTCCAAAAAACATATCCAAAATATGCTGAACAATATTACAACCAAACCTATAACCAAAACAAATAAACTATGAAAACATTTGACATACTACTAATAATATCAATTATTTTATCATTTATTTCATTAATATTATCTATTAGAAGTTTAATTAAAAACAAATAACATATGAGAAAGAAAACACCAGCTCACTTAGTTAAAGAACTATCAACAGCTAAACAAAAACAATATGTTGTAATGTATGAAAATACAGAAGCATGGGTAGTAGGTACAAAAAAGGACATAATTAATGATTTCAATGAAAATCCTGATACATATTTAGATGCTAAGGATAAGATTAAAATTTATGAATTAGGTGAGCCTATAAAATTCAGTTTTGTTACACCACAAATAACATTTTAATTATGAACGTACTCATCTATGATATTGAAACACTGAAAGAACTGTTTCTTATTGTTATATACAATCCAGAGAGTGATGTAACATATGAGTTTCAGGTGAGTAGGTGGACCAATCAATTAGATGGATTCATGAGATTCACTGAACAACATGATGAGCATTATTGGGTGGGCTACAATAACTTACGCTTTGATAGTCAAGTTGTTGAGCATATAATTAGGAACTATGAGAATTGGCATGAGTTGAGTGGGCTAGAGATATGTGCTATCATAGCACAGAAGGCTGCAGACACAATACATGATGCTAATTATGATGTATTCCCTGAATATAGAGAGGAATGGTTATCACTAAAACAGTTAGACCTATTCAAGATTAATCATTATGATAACAAGAATAGAATGGTCTCACTAAAAAGGTTAGAGTTTGAGATGGATCTGGAGAACATTGAAGAGATGCCCATCCATCATACTAAAGAGAACATGACTCAGGATGACATATCTATAACAATAGACTACTGTCGTAACGATGTTATGGCTACGTATGAATTCTATAAGGTAACAACAGGTAACACTAACCATCCACTATACAAAGGTAACAATCAGATAGAGCTTAGACAAGACATATACGAAGAGTTTGGCATACCATGCTTAAACTATTCAGATAGTAAGATTGGTGATGAGATGATTAAGAAATACTACTGTCAGGAGAAAGGTATACAGTATTCTGATTTACCAAAGAAAGGATTATTTAGAACAGAGGTAAAGGTGAGAGATTGTATTGCTGATTACATATCATTCCAGACACCAGAGCTACAAGCATTCTTAAAGAAGGTTAGTAAGGAGCGTTTGACAATGAAGGATGAATTCAAAGAATCATTAGTGTTTTATGAAAATACCTATACGTTTGCAAAGGGAGGTCTTCATACAGAGAATAAACCAAAGGTTTTCGAATGTGATGAGGATCATGAGATTATTGATTGGGATGTGTCTAGCTATTATCCTGCTATTATTATTAGCAATGGCAGATATCCTGGTCACCTGGGTAAGGAATTCTTACTTGGATATAAAGCAATGTTTGAAAAGAGATTGGAACTCAAACCAATGGCTAAGAAAGATAAGAAGATAGCAGGTATTGTTGGTGCTCTTAAGCTTGCAGTTAACTCTGTGTATGGTAAGTCTAGTGATATGCTATCTTGGATCTATGATAGACAGCTCACTATGTTCACCACTATTACAGGTGAATTGAGTCTTCTTATGCTCATCGAAGCATATGAATTAGCTGATATACATGTTATATCTGCAAATACAGATGGTGTAACTATTATGGTTAATAAATCACTAATAGATAAGATGCATGAGATAAACAAGTGGTGGATGAATATAACTAGCTATGAGCTAGAGCGTACAGACTATGCTAAGATTATATTCTCTACAGTAAATGACTATTTAGCAATTAAAACCAATGGAGAAATTAAAAAGAAAGGAGATTTCCTTACTGACTTTGAGTTACACAAAAATAAGAGTGCTAGGATTGTACCTATTGCACTGGAGCAGTTTTTTGTTAATGATGTGCCTGTGGCTACCACTATTTGTAATCACACAAATATTTATGACTATTGTCTCAGGCAGAAAGCTAGTAAAGACTTTCACTATGAAGGACACTCGAAAGAAAACAGAACAGTCTACAATAAACTTATCAGATATTATGTAAGTAATACAGGTGAGAAGTTATTGAAGGTTAAGAATGAGAATTCAGATAGCACAGCTGTTGATGTATCACAAGTTGAAGCAGGTGAATGGGTGATGAAAGTATGTAATCATCTATTGCCAGATCATCCTTTGGATAACATCAATCATGCATATTATATAGAGCGTGCTGAGAGAATCATGCACAAAATACAGTATGAAGGTAGAAAGCGTAAAATTATTATTAACCCAAATCAAATGACACTATTCTAATGGACAACAAACATAAAGCAGCAGAATTAGTATTGGAATTCCTACCAATTGTAGGACAAGATCCATATACAGGTATAGAAACAGGTAAAAAATGTGCTAAAGTGGCTGCAAAGCTATTAATGAAAACACAACAAGAAGAAGATGTTTATGACTACGATGAAATAGTTAAACTTATAGATACATTCTAATGGCAAAGATAAATAGAGAAAACATAGGCGATCATCTTGTTGATTATCAATTAAGTATGGTTGGTAAATCTATGCAAGAAGCATATATGACAAAAGAGTGGTACAGTAAATGGACTATGACTCAAGAACAACATAATGAGTTCAAAGCATATGCTGTACCATTAATGAAAAAGGTATTTAAAATAAACAAAGCAAGAGCTGAAGCAAACTTTCAATGGTTTGATTTAGAGTTTGGCTTACGTATTAAAGATTAAAAAACACAATTATGGGAGCAAGTTGGTTTGAAATGACAGCATATGGTAAAACATTATCAGATGCATATACTAATGCTGTTGCAGAAGCAGAAGTAGAATCAGGAAATGATTCATATAATGGTACAATTAGTACAACACATCAATGTTCAGATCTTACAGATCAATTTAGAAGAAGTAAAAAAAGCTTTGATGAGTATGTAAAGATGCAAGTAGATAAGCTTAGCAAAAGAGATTGTGCTGGCATATGTATATTAGATCCAATTGTTAATAAGAACAAGACAAAGTCTCAAGTGGAGCATGTAGTTACACCAGGTACGAAGAAATGGGTACTTAAATATGAAGTGGAAAAGTATTTTGAAGATGGAGTGATTGCTTCATGCATGACCAAAGGTGAGGCTGTTAAAATGGCTAGAGCATATACAGAAAAGAATCAACAGTCTACAAGAATTGTAATGCGTAAGGTGTTAATCAAATCTGATCCTACAGTAGCTAAGATAACATACAAGAAGTCTACAACAGAGAGAGCAGGTAAATACATACTCTTTGGTTGGGCTGCAGAATAACAATTAAAATTAAAAACATGCCAGACATTTCAATGTGCAAAGGTGGTAGTTGTCTACTAAGACTGAACTGCCACAGATATACAGCTAAGGCTGAAGAACTAGGACAATCATTTTTTAGTGAACCTCCATATAAATTAAATTTTATGTTTGATGAACATCAATCAAATCTTGGTGTTGCAACATTAAGTTGTTCTTATTTTTGGAACAATAAAGAATATAAAGATGAAAAACCTAAAAATAATTGAGGATTGGGAGAGAGAATATCTCAAGGATTTCATATATTTGCATGAACAGGGACAGGAGTGGAACGAAGCAATTCAGAAAGAATTAAATCAGAAACAACCTGCTCGTATTGAAGTAATAGACACAGACAAAATCCTAGAGAAACATAATGAACCTCACGCTAACGTTCTCCCATTTTAAGGAGCTGACTAAAGCTGGCTACAGCTTAGACATGTTATGCTTCATAACACTTGTTGAAGAAGGCAATGATGTAGATGTAATGTGTACAGATGATAGTAAGATGAAAATGTTACATCAAACTGTACGCAGAAAAGGTCTATTGTCAGAGTCAAATAAGATTACTATTATAGGTAAGGAAGTGTTATCTTTTCTTAATGAGAAGATAGAACAACCTAAGATAGTTAAGAAGAAGAAAACAGATTCTGACTTTGATAAGTGGTGGATGACGTACCCAGGTACTGACACCTTCACATATAAGAGTCAATCATTTACAGGTACACGTGGTATGCGTGTAAAGAAAGAGGATTGTAAAGTCAAATTTGACAGCATTGTTGGAGAAGGCGAGTACAAACCTACAGAGCTCATAGCAGCATTAGAATACGAAATACTGCAGAAGAAAGAGAATTCAATTAAGACAAAAGTCAATAGACTTACATTTATGCAGAACAGTCTCACCTATCTCAACCAAAGGTCATTTGAACCATTCATTGAGTTGATAAGAGATGGTAAGACGATTAAAGAATCTGCTGAACCAATTAAAGGTATGGATATATGAGTTTTGAAGATTTAAAACGAGAAGTTCAAGCAGGCCTAGATGGTAGGAACAATGGTATACCTATGGGCTTTGAAAGATTGAACAGATATATTGGCATCAGAAAGTCTATGTACACACTGATAGGTGGCCTCACTGGATCAGGTAAAACTAGCTTCTTAGATGATGCGTATGTTTTAAATCCATTTGATTGGTTTATCAGTCAGAAGACTTCAGGTCTTAAGTTAAAGATCATATACAGATCTATGGAACGTAGCAGAACATACAAATATGCTAAATGGGTTGCAAGAAAGATATTTCTAGACCAAGGTGTAATCATTCCTGTGCCCAAGCTATTAGGTTGGACAGAGAAGATGACTCCTGATGAGCATGATCTGTTCCTGATGTATGAGGATTACCTTGAAAGTATGAAAGAGGTAATTACAATTATGGATGGACCAGAGAATCCAATAGGTATAGCTAAGCATCTAAAAGACCATGCATTGGCTAATGGTACAATAGAAGAAGTAGATCAATACAATAAGAAGTACATTCCTAACAATGAGAATGAAATCACTATTGTTGTTATTGACCATATAGGTTTATTAAAGCCAACTAAAGACTATCCTACAAAGAAGCAGACAATTGATAAGATGTCTGATGAGCTGAGATATGCTCGTGACATGTATGGATACAGTCCTGTAATTGTCAGTCAATTCAACAGAGACATAAACAATCCTATTAGGATCAAAAATGGTGACGTAGAACCACAGCTAGAAGACTTTGCTGACAGTTCACAGACCCAGAACGATGCTGATGTTGTCCTAGCATTATTTGATCCTATGAGATATAAGGTTGCAGACCCTTCAGGGTATGACCTGAACAGACTCAGAGATGAGTTTGGTGCAAAGTATTTCAGATCATTGAGACTAATAAAGAATAGTTATGGGGAAGATGATGTAAGAATAGGATTAAGTTTTCTTGGCCAGATTGGTATGTTCAAAGAACTACCTAAGGTTAAGTATATGAACGAGAGTATATATAATGATATTATTAGTAAAACATTCTTTTTAAATAAATGATAATGAAATTGAATTTTAAAACATATAATACATTGCCCAATGAAAAAAGTCATTGGTGGCAAGTGGTATTATTTCCAACAGTATCTGTTATGAATAACATACAGAAACATGATCCATATGTAGCTCTAAATGTAGAGTATCTATTTTGGTCATTAACAACAATAATAAGCTATGGCAAAAAGCAAGCCCACCCTTACATTACGAGATAAGAGACAAGCAGAATTTGCTGACATATGGCTGAACAATGGTAAGTTTGGTATCCTAAACCTATGTCCTAGGTTTGGTAAAATCAATGTGTCCATTAATATATTAGAAAAACTGGACAAAGACATCAATATTCTCATAGCATATCCTGATCTTAAGATTAAGAATGCATGGGAAGAGCATTTCTTGGCTAGAAAGTATAAGAATAGGAATATGACTTATACCACCCATTTGTCTCTAAAAAAGCACACAGCTGCCTTTTATGACATAGTAATCCTAGATGAGGTACATTTACTGTCTGAAGCACAAATGGAGGCTGTAAAGGATCTGCAATGCACAAAGGTGTTAGGTCTAACAGGAACCTTATCATCACATACAGAACAAACATTGGGAACAGAGCTAGGACTATCTGTCTTAGCTACCTATTCCATAGATCAGGCTATTCAGGAAGGAGTTGTCTCTGACTATGAAATCACAGTGGTAGGAGTACCATTGGATAATACACAACAGAACAACTACAAAGGTAAGTGGAAGACTGAAAAGACTCAGTTTGCTGCATATGGATGGGTGATAGATCAGCTAGAGAAGCAAGGTAAAGCAACCATGTTCTTGCGTTTGGCTAGAATGAGACTCATTCAGAACAGTCTTGCTAAGCTTAATAAGACAAAAGAGCTATTAGTTAAGCACAAAGATGAGCGTGTACTAGTGTTCTGTGGTGTCACAAAGGTAGCAGATGACCTAGGCATTCCTGTCTATCATAGCAAAGCAGGAGACAAGCAAGTGTTTGATGACTTTGCATCTGGTGTTGGTAACCACCTGGCTGTCGTAAAGATAGGTAATACAGGTGTTACATATAAACCACTCAATAGGGTGATTATTAATTACTTTGATAGTAATGGTGAAAATCTAGCACAGAAGATTAATAGGTGTATGGCTATGGAATATAACACTCCAGAAAAGAAAGCTTATATATACATCATATCTTCTGTTGAAGACGTGGAAAGAAAGTGGCTTAGAAAAGCACTAGAATTCTTTGATAAAGACAAAATTAAATACATATGAAAATAGAGTTAGTTGAACAAATGGAACCATTCAGTGATCAACCATGGTATGGTGTAAGAGTCAATGGTGCATCAATAAGATGGACTAGAGATAAAGAGGTTGCAGAGGCCATTTATAATGATATAGTCAACAATCCAGATGCAACAATAACTAAAGAAATTATTTTGCAATCTGAAGAAATTGAAGTACCTTTATCAGAACAAAAACAGTAAAAAACATGGCAAGCAAATTAATTGGAATTGTTGGTGCTACAGGCACTGGCAAGTCAACATCAGTAAAACATTTAGATCCAAAAGAGACTTACATCATCAATGTTGCTAAAAAGGAATTACCTTTTAAAGGAGCAGAGAAGTTGTATAACGCTGAGGCTAAAAACTACAAAGAAGTGGATGATGCTAACGAGATTACACGTCTATTAAAGACTATCTCTGACAAGGCACCACACATTAAGAACATTATTATTGAAGACTCTAATTACATTATGGGTTTCAATATGTTAGCGAGAGCTACAGAAGTAGGATTCACCAAGTTTACCATTATGGCTAAAGATATGGTGGAACTATTCAGAGAAGCAAGACGTTTACGTGATGACTTAAAAGTATTCTATTTCACACACCCAGAGACTATTGAAGACTCAGGTGAGATTATAGGATACAAGATTAAGACAGCAGGTAAGTTAATTGATAACCAAATTGTGTTAGAAGGTTTACTTACTATCTGTTTATATACACACGTAGAAGAAAGCAAAGATGGCACAGCCACATATAACTTTGTAACTAACAGATTCAAGAAGTATCCAGCAAAGAGTCCTGATGGAATGTTTGCAGATATTAGAATACCTAACAACTTACAACAAGTAGTCAATTCAATTGATGAATATTACAATTAATAACAAATAAAATCAGTAAAAATGAGTAACATTGGAGGAGAAAAAAGACAAAGCCCAGTATTTGAAGACAAAGAATTTGCCAAGAAAGTTGGCTTATTCGAAGCAAGAGTAATTGCAGTTAACCCTACAACAGAGGAATATGCTGATGTATTGGGAAGACAATTAAAAGAAGATAGCAAAGCTACAGAGTACTTAGGTACTAGTAAAGATGGTAATGCTAGATTGCGTTTAGACTTCTGGTTAGAGGAAGTTAAATCAAAAGAGAAGTTCAAATTAACTTTCTTCATTGAGAACAAAGAAAAAGAGAACAGAGATCAAACAAAGAAACAATACATCAACAACATTGGACGTTGTACATGGGCTGACAGTCCAAACAACTTACCAACATGGTTCAAAGAAAGAGAGAATCGTGTATCATTTGTAGGTGAGGAAGATCTTTACAATTTCTTACGCTCTTGGTTAAGTAACATTGACTTTAGCAGCAAGAAATCTACATTACAAGTGGAGTTTAATAAGTTAATCAAGGGTAATGTTAAAGAACTTAAAGAACAAATCAATGGTGAGTGGGCTACAAACATTGTAGCATTGGCTACTATCAATACAAAAGAAACAGATGATGGTGTAAAGGAGTTTCAGAATATATATAACAAAGCATTCTTACCTCCATATAGCATCAAAGCTTTCAGATTGTTAGATTATAATGCAGCTGGTACTATCAGTGGATTACGTCAGAAGGCTTCTAAAGACTTGAAACCTCATGAGCGTTTTGTATTAAACGTAGTGGGTGAGTATGGTTGTAAAGATTTCTTTACATTTAAGGAATTGAAAGAGTATAGCTCTGAAGATAATTTGGTAGCATCTGATAAGGTGATTGCTGAAGATGATAGTGATTTTTAGTATACCCCTCTAAATAAGAAATGGCCTCACTATTGTGGGGCCTTTTCATTAACTTAAGTTATGATTACTGGAGAAAGAAAGACAAAGATGTCTATAGAAGCTATTCTAAGTAGGATATCAGAGTATGATATATTTAGGTATTATATGCCTAATCAAGATTGGAAGATTAACAGAGTGACCTATTCTCCATTCAGGCATGAGAACAATCCATCATTTATGATTGGTAACAAGATGGGCTATCTAATGTTTATAGACTATGCTGATACTAGTCTTCGTGGTGATTGTTTTAATTTTGTTCAGAAGCTTCATAGCCTTCCTAGCGTCAGTGATACTTTGAAGATGATAGACAGAGACTTTGGTCTAGGTTTCTCTACAGGTATCATGACAGGAGAGTACAAGAAGATCATATCTGAATACAAACAGCCTGAGATAGAGAAGAGATATTCTCTGATTCAAGTCAAAACTAGAAAGTTCACTAATAGAGAACTTGAGTATTGGGCAGAGTATCACCAGGATCTCCAAGACCTCAGAGATAACAATGTGTATTCTATCAAAGAACTATATCTTAATAAGCAAAGATTCCCACTAGGAGAAGATGAGCTTAGATTTGGTTACCTTTATGAAGGACAGTATTGGAAGATATATAGGCCATATGCTGATAAGAAGCATAAGTGGATGCCTAACAATGTTCCTATCACAGCAATGGATGGTAAAGAGAATATAAAAGACTGTAAGACAGCATTCATCAACAAGAGTAAAAAAGACTTTATGGTGATGAAGAAGATATTCCCATGCAGCTGTGCTGTCCAAAATGAAGGACTTGGATGTTTCTCACATGACAATGTAGAATATCTAAAAGCAAACTCTGATAGACAAATACTTAGCTTTGATGCTGATGATGTAGGTGTACAGAATTCTGTACAGATTACAAAGATGTTTGACTTTGACTATACTAACGTCCCACGTCAGTATTTAGCAGAAGGCATTAAAGATTGGGCAGATCTTGCAAAGGTCCATGGATTAAAAGTGATTGAAGATTATTTAAAAAGTAAACAAATTTTATGACA